TTGTTACTTGTTTCTTGTTTATCTATACTAACAGTGCTTTGTACTGTGCTTTGGTCTTGCTTTGGTAGTTGCTTTGTACCGTGCTTCGACAGTGCTTTGTCTAGTGCTTTGGTATGTGCTTTGGTATGTGCTTTGACGTTTGACGATAACTCAATTATGTTTGAAGAGTATTGATTTCTTGAATATTCGTGAACAATAAAAAAACCAAATTCTGCAATTTCATCAAAATGCTTCTTGTAAGCTGAATAAGATTTTACACCAATAGCTTCTAAAACCATTGAAGTTGGAAACCCGAACTTTTTTTTCCATCCAAGTCTATTGCAATGCTCAATAGCAAAGAAGTAAATCGATGTGTGAATCGGTTTGATTTTATCAGGATTCTCAAAGGCAAAGTCAAACCATGCCCTACTTAAGTCGTAACTATTCATAAAATCTCATATTATACCCGTAAGGGTGTTTAGTATTCATATTTATAATTAAATCGTTTTCAATTTTATGTTCAATCTTTCTATTAAAGAAATTAACCCCAACTTCTTGATAATGCATTAAAACATAAAATCTAAATGAATCAACTCCATGAATAGAAATTTCTGTATCTATAAGTGTTTTTGGATTTTTAACAAAGAGATGTTGCCTTAATCTAACCATGTAGTCAATCGATTTACCTATGTATCTTTTTCCGTTGACAATGTTTTCTATCAAATACCATCCACCATACCTATAATCTGAATGGCTCTTGCGAATAGATTTGAAAGTTAAAATCTCATTTAATTGTATTTCTTTCATACAGTATAAAATTAAAAAACCCTTGTAATCCATTAGGCTTCGACCTCTAACTTCATACAAGGGTTATTAATAATTCCTTTGGTTCTATAATGTCGAAGCGAACCGTATGCAAATATACTAAAAAATCTGAATATCAATAAACTCGTTTCCTTTTTGCACGATTTCTTTTGTTAGCACGATCTTGTTGATGTAGCGATCGTCAATCCCGTACTTTTTCACGATGCAGTCCAAAACTTGCTTAACTCCGTTGTCTAGGTCGCTCAACTTTGAACTGAACCCAAAGTGCAAGTGAACCTCCGAAATGCTTTGTAATGTCACGTTAGGCAATAATAAAAGCATATCACGTTGGAACTTTACATAGGCAGGTGTCTTGAATCTTTTTCCCTGCCATGCTTGGTTAACAGATAGCGGTTTAATCGGCAGCCTCGTTTTCATCTATTGAATCAAATAATAATGCGCCTTGCTTTTTAATTTCAGTCGGACTATATCCAAGTTCTGATACTTCTTTTTTAATTGTCAAAGCCGTGTTTATCAAATCTGTTGCAGCAGAATGAAATTCTTTTTTAATCTCAAAACCATAAGCCTTTCTGTTAAGTTCAATAGCCGCTAAAAGAGTAGATCCACTACCCGCACATGGATCTATAACAACATCACCTTCATCTGTAAAAATTTCTATTAACTTTTTCAGCAAATCTATTGGTTTCTGAGTGGGGTGTATTTTTGGTGTTTTAGTGTCTTTAGTCCAATCAATGCAGTTAAAAATCATTTTGCCTTTATTATTAAATTTGGGTAGTTTTTCTCGATAAAACAAAATGCCATATTCACAATTCCCCACAATCTTCATGTTAGCCTTTAGTACTTGAGCTGAAAAATTCTTTCTAAAAACTAGGTTGATATAATTGTTTAAACCATATCTTTTTGCAAGTTCTATAAGTTGAAATTGTTGTTCAAACTCACAAAACACAATCATGCACGGAGCTTGTCCTTTCTCTTTTGGTTCTTTCTTTAGCATTGTGCTGCAAAAGTGCATAAATTCAGCTGGTCTAAAATCTTTATCCGTATCAAAAAACTCTTTTCCAGCTAATGCGCTTTCACCATTTTTATTATCTCCACCCTCATACCAACTAGGATTTGAGGCATAAGCATTATTTCCAAGATTGTAAGGTATATCAGCAATAATAAGCTGAGCCTTTGGTATTTGATACGTTTTAAAATTTTGGAAATGATCTCTGTAAAGTTCCGCTTTCATAGTTTTATTTTTTTTTTTCAAAGTTAGTGTATCGTTTTGTTACTGGTTGTTAAATGTGATGAACGGTTGTTATTCCTTTTCATCGGTTTGTTCTGTGAAGTTTTCATTTAGCCACTGCCTAAACGCTCTTTGAATGTTCACTTGTTGCTCATGAACTTGTGATTCCGTTCCTTTCAAAATCCATTCGTCGAATGAACGTATTTCCGCAATGATTCTGTTTGCTCGTTTCTTTGCTTCAAAGCGAAGTTCTGCATCTTCTAAGAAGTCAGCAACCACTGGAGCAAGTGCCACGGCTGCGAGTAGTTTACCGTTGTTTGTCATTTCAAAATAGTTTTAATTGATAATCGACATTTTCAAGCGAGAAAGGGAGTGTAGCATTCTTTACAATGTCAATGTGATGACAGCAAATAGTAGCTTCAAATCGCTTTCCTTTGTCCTCGCACAGTACGTCCATCATTGGAAAGTCAAAGACGTAGTACACATCGCTAATGATTTCGATTATCATAGTTTTGATTTGTACACCTCGCAAAAGTCACCATTAATGAAGTCAACTCGATGCGTGTAGTTTGCCAATTTCAGCACGTAATTAATGTGTTCTAAGTCAATTCCACTTTGATTCATTGCACGTGAGTAAAAGTTATTGTAATCCTCGTTATGCACTCGGCACAATTCCTCAAAATCAATACCCTTACGTGACAGCATTACAAGTAGGTAGTTCCTTACCCTACGTTTTAGTGATTCGTCTGTTATTCTCCCCTGCATATTATAATTTTTAGCCGTTTGTTTTCGTCTACCAAGCCAATCAACTCATTCATCTCGTCAATATTAATATTGTACCGTGATAACTTTTGGTACACGGTGTTGTAGTTCATGTCGTGTTTCTCGCAAAAGTCTTTTAGGTTTGTATTATTGTCATTCAGCAACCGCATGAACTCGCGCAGTAGTTCTTTTTTCATATTGATTTTTCTTTTGATTCCATCCAATAAATACAAGCTCCATTATCGTTCACCTTAAATTTCACCTCTCCATCTTCTACTAATTCGGTTAACGCATCAAAAAAAGGTGTTCTATTCCATTTTGGAGGATGTCCAAACATAATATCAATGTCAACACCTCCTAATATATCTTGGTCAAAATCTGATGGTGTTTTTTCTTTTCCATCTGCAAAATATGATTTCATAAACTCTTTTGCTATTAAAACAATTTTTTCGTTGTTCAGTAGTTCTTTTTTCATTTGCTTAGTATTAAAATGGTTTGCTTTTTGCCACGAAGTCCAACACAATGAACTACATCTTGTTTCATTTCGATTTTGATAATCTCATCGAACAGATCAGTTGAAACATTCTTATTCGTTCCCACACCGTTTTTTGGTATGTACTTTACTTTCGTGTATTCGCTCAACCAATTCGGAGAAAACACCGTTGGTTTTATGTTTCGCATTGCGTTTAGTTTGTCAATTGTTCTCATCGTCTTTCAGTTTTAGTTCTTCTCTACTTAGTACAAAATAAAGGTTTTGTAGTTGGTGTACATACTGAATACTTTCTAAGTAAATCCACACTCCTTCATCTACATCGTATATTGACACCGCTGAAAATTCACTTTCATTATTGTCATTATCTAGACAAAGAATGTTTGTCATATCAATGTGTATGGTATGGTCTGAAAAAGAAGCCTTTTTTCTAAACCCAAACCGCAACAACCATTCTTCTGTGAGTGGGATTGGTCTTAAACATTCAATAGAAGAATATGATGTTTTATACCCTTTTGTTAAAAACCTCCCATTTTCTTCAATGACACCAATCTGTTCATTTGTTTTTGCTTGTGGTATATAAACCCAATTCCCAATTCTTAATTCATTTGCTTTCATTTCGCTTCTCAATTAATCGTTCAACATCGTGTAAGGATTCGGGTATTAGGTTCTCATAGATGATGCTGTCGCGCATCGTTTGAACACCTGAATCAAATCCTAAATCATATCCGTTATTGTGTCCTGCTACATAGAACATCCCGCACGCACCGATAAGTGCGAAGAGGTAGATGAGTTGTTTAAATCGTTTCATTTTCAATCTGTTTAATCCGTTCGTTAATCCCATTTAAAAGGGTTTTTTGGGTTTGATTGTTTAATACCTGTAATCCCATCTACAATAAATACAGTTATCCAAACCATAGGTATTATAATGTAGCTCAAAGGATGCCATTTGTTAAATCTTCTTGCGGTAGAAAATCCTCTACCAAGTTTCGGGTTTCTACCCTCATTTGAAACCTCTTGAATTACACCAAGTTTTTTAAGTATTTCCATCTTCTAATTGTTTAATTCGTTTGTTAATCCAATTAATGCGGGGTTGTATGTCGTTAATTGTCCAACAATAAACCGAAGGAAATTTTGGTTCTGGTAAATGCTTATCTAAAACACACTTTAAAAGTAAGCGCTCCTCATATGTTATCGCATCGTAATACATAAGATTATAAACCCAACGGCATAGCCCAAACTCAAACCAACCTGTTCTGTTTAATACAAGTTCCCATAGTTCTTTTTCAGTTCTCATTTTCGTGTGATGTAATAAGGTTCAACATTGTACTCTTTTTTGAAGTCGGCTAACGCTTCATCCATTGATTCGGCAAATACTGTTATTCCTGTTAAAAGGTCTAAGCCTTGCTCATCCTTTCCAATGAGCCAACAAATGTGATAAGTTTTCATTCTGTTTGTGTTTTAGTTTATATTCCGTTTTCTCTGCATGCGTGGTAAATGTCACACCCACGCTCAAACCAACAATCTTGTGACTCGCTTTGATGCTCTAAGAAGTCCTCTTCCAATTCGTCACCTACCTTTCCCTCAACTCGGTTGTGAATCATTGTGCGCACTGTTTCTAAAAGGTGGTCAGGCAACTCTAAGTAGTCGCCAAATCCATCTTCTTTGAGAATTTGGTCAATATCGCAATACAAGCCATCTGAATCGTACTTTACATTTCCTGTTACTTGAATAAGTTTGCCTGTGATGATTTCAATTTCGTAGTGAAATTCTGCGGTGTTGCAATAGATTTCAGTTACTCGTTTCGGCTGTCTACCGCCTTCGTAGATTTCCTCGATAACACCCTCGTAAGAAGTGAGTGCGTTAAGTTGCTTAATAGCTTTGTCCAATGTTTCGTCAAATTTGTTCATGTTGTTTTGTGTTTTCGTTTCAACAAATGTAGTTATATTTTTGTTATATACAACAATTCATCAAAAAAAAAAATAAAAAAAAATAGGAAGCGGTGAAACTTCCTATCCGTAGTAGTGGTTAAAGTCCTATTGTTCCGGGTAGACGTAGCCCATAAGACGTAGTCCGTTCGTAGTTTTCCAAGCCTCTTTACTTAACACCCTGTGACGTTGTGCAACTATTACGCCATCTCTACCACCTCGCTCCGTTGTATTCCCCTCAACCGTTGTGTAGGTCATTCCATCGACAGCGGTAACAACTCCGATATGTCCTGTCGTTTGTCTTTTGCCCGATCTGAAAGTCGCCCAAACAACGACCGCACCCTCTTTGGGTTCTGAATGCCAATTACGTGCTTTCGTTGCTTTCTCGATTATACGTCTTGAAGATGCGCTTAACAGGCTAATGTTTTCACCCGCCTCTTTCCAAACTAACATGGCGAAAAATCCGCACCAAGGCGCACCATCATAAAAGCCTACCCCTCGCATTTTCTTGTCAAATGCTTCATCGATGAACCCCATGTTCCCACGTTTCTCTTTTTGTCCAATGTAGCTTTCTGCTATTTCTTTAATTGTCATATCTTTTTATTTACGAATTTAAGCATTTTGCGCGATAGTAGTCTTCAAAGTATTGATATTCGTACACCGTGCCATCTTTGCCCTCAATGACCTTTCGGAATAGATGCAAGTTACTGAATAGATACTGTACCTCTTTGTGGCATAGTTCCCGAGTTAATAGTCCACGTTTATCGCAATACCAAATTGATTCAAATACCTTATCCCTTTCATCGTCGAATTTTGCACCTACAAAGTGTTGAACCACCGCAAATGGTTTCTTTTCGGTTAATAGGTCCTTTAACGATTTGAACCCTAACATTGTCCTAACTTCCTTTCTTTTTCTCATTCCTCAAATCGTTTGGTTAATTCATCCTCTTTTCTGTCAAGTGACTTAATCGCCCTCGCAAGGGTAATTAGCGCAATCATTCCGAATGCTAATAATGCTACTTCCATTTTGTTAATGTTTAAAGGTTTTCGTATGTGCTAACAAGTAGACTGTCAACGTAGCATATTGCATCAATGTGTTTCTCATCGTTTGAGTCATCATCGAACCAATCGAACGCTTCGCTATTCGTTGTGTGAGTGATTACATCAACTCCGTTAACTATTCCTGTAACGATATATTGACCATATCCGTTACCTCTCTTAATGTTTTGATTTGTGATTGTTGTGTTCATAATTTTTCGTTTTGATTACATGACAAACGTACTTAATAAAGTCATCCGATTTCCGTTAATGTGATGAGCGGTAAATAAACTTGATGAGTGGTAAATAAAAAAGCGGAGAACAGTATCCTCCGCTTAGTTTGTTGCGAGGGCAGGACTCGAACCTGCGACCTTTTGGTTATGAGCCAAACGAGCTGCCAACCGCTCCACCTCACGTAGCAAATATACAAATAGTTTTTAAAATAAAAAAGCGCACCCCGAAAGATGCGCCAAAACCTAACTATGAACAAAAACTTGAGCGAATATACGAATTAAAACTATTTCTTTTGCTTTTTAATTTCTGCCTTTAGCAATTCTTTTAAATCTTCTAGCATATCGCTAGGAACACGCATGTATAAAACCGCGTTATTCAGTTTCTTTCTTCCCATATGTATAAGTTTCGTTGTAGTATTTTTCTGCTGGTAAGTCTTCTTTTTGACTGCAAATAGTAGCTCCATCTGTATGACCACAATACCAAGCATCAATGATTTGTTTTTTCATGACCCCTTGAGCCGCATCTATAAGCTCACCAAAAATACACTCGTCTATAATCCACATGCTATTATCAACACTACGCACATCCTGTGTGGCATAACTATAAAAAGCATCTCTTAATTTTTCTACTGCCGTTTGTTGTTTCATATTAAAAATAATATTCGATTAAAAAATCTTCTGGATCATTTGTCCCATGAAAAAACTGATCGCTATCTATGCATTTTGTGAAGTCAAGTGCCTCAATAAAACCTATATTAAAAGCGTGTGTTAGATTTTCTTTTTCTTTCTCATAACACAATTCAATTATTTCATTTAAATCTTCTTCCGTAAGAGATCTAGTGCCGTCTGCTTTTAAATTTCCATAAGCATAAAATTTTTCTCTAAATAATTCTGATGTTGTTACCCTTTTCATCGCTTTACATTTTCATTATACCAATCTTCGAATGTTTGCCAATTATCATCTGCAATACCCTTACCCTCAAATCTTCCTGCTTGGTGTGCCGAATCCCAAATTTCTTTTTGTAGTAGCATATCCATTATTTTAGCATCATTAATTGATTTATTGTTACGCTCGCTATATTCGATACCAAGTTCGCCAACTAACCAATCTATTATTTTACTCATAATCCAAACTTTCTTTTAATGTTACTACTATCAACTTCATAGCCTAAGCCTTCAAACATTTCAATTAGCTTTATAACCTCTCGTCTTGTCGGGTCGCTATAAAAACCTATATCATCATTTTCCATCCCTTCGCGTGAATAGAAGTACAAGATTAATCCGTCGTCTTTACAACAACCGTCGCCACAAATTGGAATGTTATCCCCAAAGTGCATTACTATTTTTTCTCTCCCCATATCCGTTCATTTATAAATCTATCGTACTCAACACTGTCAATCCTTACAACGTGCGTATTGATTGAAATGTAAACCTCTTTGTTTAGATAGCTGTTTAATCTATCTGCAACAGTTTCAGGATTCCAACACTTAAAAGAGCCACGCTCTTCTATGTGTTGGATAGTCCTTTGTGTGTTTCTGTCTTTAATGTTTGGCATATTAACATTTAGTCTATTTCACAAAATATTTCTTCATTATCCATATCAACAACCTTTTAAAAGTCTATTAAAATAATTCATTGCTTTTCTTTCTGTATCGAAATACTTAACACAAGTTTCGTTGATATTCACAAACCATGTTTTTGAACCGTTAAATTCGATTGAGTAGTCTCCGTTTTTAATTACTGTTGTCATAGCTTTTTGTTTTTGATTACCTTACAAAGGTACACAAACTTTTTATATCTGCAAGCGTTTATTGAAATATTTTTATTTTCATTTTTTTTTTGAAATAAAAAAGGGATGCTACTTGCACCCCCGTTTTTACTGGTTGTTATGGAATTAAAATACTACACGCGAATATCCTTTTTCAATAGTTTCAAATAATAAATCGCGCGGTGTTGGTTGTGAGTTCTCAAAACCTCGCACCAACGCAACGTGTTCTGTGCAATACAAGCGTTTGCGCTCTTTGTCCTTGCTCTTTTCGTTCCAATTGTCGCGCTTCTTTTTACAGATTCGATTGAGTAAGTCGATAAACCTTTTTCTCGGGTGACGAATTACAAGTGATTCAAAATCGTAACGAGTGCCAAGCAAGTCAAATTCGATTTCCTCATACTGTTTGCGCTTTTCATCGGTCATTCCTGTTTCACGCATTACGATAAACTTGTAATTGAAACGCTCTACCCACTCATCCCATGGTTTTGCGGTTAGTCCCTCACGTTGCGCATCGACTACATAAGGTTTACCGTTAATCAATCGGAAATGTCCCGCGTGGGAAAACTCACTGTTTGCTATGGTTGTGATAGCCTTGCTCAATAAGCCATCACCAACGCAGAAAAGGATATCAAAATCCTGTAATTGGCTAGGGTTTACTTTTACTTCTTTCATAAGGGGAATTTAAATGAATCAATTTGGTTATGAATTTTCAGCTCACCTTCTACGGTCATAGGCTTTGCGGTGAATTGTAGGATACGCCCTCCGATTGGCTTAGGTGGTGCGCCTCTTTCGATATGCCATCCTTTAGAGCCATCACCGTATTCCTCTTTGTAAGTACCTGTAATCATCATGTGAATCTGTCTTTGGTCAACGTAGTACCCTTTTTTAGGATGATTTTTAAGTGTATCTCTTCTAACATCCCATGCCCAATTCTCATGAATGTGACCCATCGAGAACACATCGAAATCCTCATAAGTTTCCATTGCTCGTGTTAGGTTAATCGCACCTTTGGTTACAATTCCCCCACCGCCTGAACCGTGAAAGTATTTTATCTTCCACGTTTTCTTTTGTGCGCTGCTATTGTATAGACGTTGACGTATCACAATCCAACCACCGTAACCGCCCACCTCAATCTTGGTATTTGCTTTCGCGTTAAGTAGGTCAACAAAGCGTTTTAATACGTCCGTTTCATGGAATTTAACCACGCCAAATTCGTGATTACCTTGACCAAATCCGATGATGTGTTCAGCGTATGGTAAAAAGAAATCCACCGCTGTGTTAACGATGGAATCAAAATAGAAAGCGTTGTTGTGTTCAGGTCGAATGTCTGATTTGTTTCCTCTACGATCACCTCGACCTTGCATTAAACAGAACGTGTCACCGTTAAAAAACATCGGAATGTTGTTCTTTTTGCAATGTTCTAAGTCACGTTTAAGAACATCTAAGCGTGTTTTCGGATTATCCCAATGTAAGTCACTGAACATACCGATTTGCACTTGGTCACCAACCAAATCTACAACGTGAATGTTATTGCTCTTACTCATCTTCTTGCTCTTTAGATTCAACTTGCGCACCATCGTATAGTGCAGTACCACCCGATAACGCTGCAATTGTGGTTAGTGCCGCAATCCCGAAAGGGTTAGTGATAGCACCAACCAATAGCAACGCACTTGCAGCCGTACCGACAACGGTCATTAATCGACCACGTCTTTTATTCGCAGCGGGAGTTTTAGCCGTGAATCTTTTAAGCAATCTTTTGATTTTTCCTCTTTCCATTCGTTTCGATTTTAGTTTCTTTGGGAAGTACACACACTAACTGATTCGGACGAGTGCCTGAATAATCAAGCAAGTTTATCGCGGTGCTACGTGTGTAGCAATCATGTAACTGTTGCTCTACTTTTTCAAGTCGTGTTTCCAACTTGTTGATGTATATTAAGGATAGGAATAAGGCTACTGTTGCGCCTCCGTTGACCTTGACAAATTGAATAATTTTTTCGGCATTCATTGCTTTTATAAGTGTGTGTGCGTAAAAGTACTAATTATTGATTAACAAGAACTAACAATTTAACTATTAGCGGGTTCTTGCGGGTTATCACGTTGTAAATCTGCGTTAATCATATCCATTAACGAAGTGACTTGTGGCAACTGTGAGAATGCGGTAAATGAGCGCATATAGGATTTCACTTGAATTGAATCAATGATTTTCTCATCGTTGATTTCAAGCCATTCGTTGTACATTATTTGGATAGAGTCACCGTCAATGTTGACGTTTATTCCTTTGATTGACCGCTTTCTGATTAGGTCGCCTGAATTTATTAGTTTTTCTGCCATGTTTTCTAAATTATTGAAGTGTTAAAAATCCACCGCCTCCGACTAATGTCGGGTTTGTTGCCCATGTTGGGTTGACAAATACCATTCGCACAATGTCACCCGACACATAAGGAATATTTAATGAAGTATTGCTAAATTTACGAACGGCTGCAGATGCAGAAACAGTCTGCACTAAATAGTCTGTTCCTTGATGCCTAACGTACAATGACCAAGATTCATTCGTTCCCGCTACACCACTTGCGTAACTTTCAAAATCACACCCTCTAATCACACCGTTTCCACGCATTACAATTTCATATGGCGCTGGGCTAATGGTAGCAGTAACAGGTATTAACGGGAGTACACCAAATGCAACTGTTTGCGCATCAACAGGCGACCATGCAGCGTGTTGAATTTGCAAAAATCGCATTGAAATGCCTTGCCAAAACGTACCGTTGTATACCTCTTTACGATTGGTAGTTGTGTTGTATATCTCCAATCCTGTTGCGGGTGATGCAATCGCATTGCGTTGTGTTGTGGTCATGCGAGGTAACAGGACACCTTGAGTGGTCGAATCAATCTGAACCAATGATGAACCTGTAGCGGCAGTGCCGTTGAATAACGCTTTACCTTGACAATTTAACGCACCCGCTGAACCTGTGTTTTCATAAGGCACAACACCGTAACCCGAACCTGTTGAGTAAGCGTAAACACCCGAACCAACAGATACACCAACAACTCCGTATGTTGTACCTTGTCCTAATATACCACTCGCACCAATAAATTCACCACCGTATGAAGTGTTACTTAATCCGCTAACACCCGCACCGCTGTTGCTTTCACCTCTTACACCATCTTCAACACCACCAACACCAAGTACACCGATTCCGTTGCCTGTGTTCAATCCGTAAAGTGAACGTGTTGTAGATGCGCTTTCGACCACTACACCGTTGGTTGTGCCTAAAAATGTTAATGAGTTACCCGCTTGTGTTACAGTTCTATTACCTGTTAATGTGCCATCTGTGTTGTAGATATTGGTATCAGTACCCAAGTCTGCAATCGGTAGTGTACCCGTGGTTAGATTCCCAAGTCCATCGTCTTGAACCACGGGAATAATCTCGCTATCGTTTCGCGTTAATGCGGGTAATTGGCTTATTTTCTTTGCTCCTGTTGGCATATGTTATCAGATTATTGTGAAAAAATCGTTATATCCGCTATCCTCAACCTTTGTCGGTTTAATGTCACTGTCCGTGTTTAACGTACTTGTAAATTGCGGGTAAAGGTCTTTGTTAGCTTTCAGCCATTCGATAACTCTACGCTCGTAAAACTCAGCTTTCTGCGAGTAGTGATTTTGAATGTGTGCGATTTCCTGGAATGTAACAGGCTGTGAGTAGTCACCGCTTTGCTGTTGGATACCTTTGTTTTTTAAAGCGTAGGAAATCCCAAGCACGCAATCCTCAACCGCTCTCCAAGCAATGGCATATTGCATCTTTTCGACAAGTGTTTCCTCATCGTTGGTCAACGTTTGTGCGTTGTATGCGTTGAGTAGATGCTTGTAAAAGTAAGTACCAAGAATCGGTTGCATTCTCATATCAGACTGCGACTGAACGAACGGGAATATCTTGACCGCATCGATGTTAGCGGTTACGGGAGTATTAGTTTTTAACCAAGTTTCGGTAACGAAGTAAATCATTGTTGTGTTGTGTTGTCAGGTGTAACAATAGGTTGCTTTCTCGGCTTCAATCCCGCCAATGCACGTATCTCCTCGTCAGTCATTGATTCAAGTACCTTAGTTGCAAGTAGCGGAGACATTGAATTTAACGCATCAATGGTGCGTGTGTCCTTGTCATTCTCAGTTTGCACAATCGTTTCGTTGATAATCTCAAACTTGCTCACAACGAATTTACCTTTAGCTTTTGCAATCTTTAACAAGTCATTGAATACTTGCTGTAATTCAGCGCGTAACGGCATGATAACATTCTTTTCAAAGATTGTGTACGCTTGTTTGATGTCTGAACCGCTACCAAGTTTACCACTCACACGAACACCCATCAGAATTGGATCGATTGTGTGCGCCTGACATATCTTTGAATCGATGCTTTCAGTTGTTGCTTGAAATGCGTTATCCAAATTGCTCACAGGTATAGTGTCAATCTTTGGCAAATCCTCCGCACCGCGACCAAAGAACGTCCAAATCTTACCCGCACCGCCTGAGCCTCGTTGCCCTTGTATAGTCTTTTTCAGTTCCTCTTTTTCTTCTGTGGTCTGTGGTTTTTTAGGGAACGAGATAGCGTAACTTGGGAAGATTCCGTTAACGATGTACTCCTTTTGCAAGGTTGACATCTCACCATCCAAGAAAATCCAATTCATCGCGCTTGTGTAAGATGGAATCGGATAAACGTCTTGACCCGCACTCCTATCCTCCCACACGTAGAGCATCTTTCTACATTTCTTTGCGATGTTCTTTCGGTTATAAGGCTTGATTTCCTCAACATCATACACCCCACGTGACCAATCGTCATTTATGTAATAGCAGTCTTTCTCTTTGGATGAACGCACCTTATCCGCACTCACATATTCCGCACGTACGAAATCCCCAAAATTATCGAATATCACACGGAAATAAACTCGTCTGTGAAGTATTTGGTCGGTCAATACCATTGGTGCGTTCTTTTCAATGCGTAGACGTATATTCATTGAACGTAGGTAGACATCTTCCTCCAAACTTGCACCCGCATCTTTTACTAATTCGTACCCACCACCAAGAACAGCATTCTTCTTGAAGTTGGTAATACTTGAGTGCATTGGCGATGTGTAGTACATCTGCGTTATGATTTGCGGATAAAGGTTGTCCCACCCAAACCACACATAGTTGTTGACTACGCGGGTAGTATCAACATAAGGTAGTGCCAAGTTACCGTTGCCAACCTTACCAAATGGAGTCGAAAACGATTGATAAGATTCTTTAACTTGCGTTGGTTGTGGCGCATTGTCCGTGAATTTAAATAGTTTCATATGTAAATGCTATTAGTGTCTGTTTCTACGATTACAAAGAATCCCGTTGCGATGTGCGTTAATCCCGTTTCATCTTCGGGGTTTGGTTGAGTTGAATCAAATTCGTAAACCTCATATTTGTACTGACCCGCTTTAATATTAGGTCTCCAAGTCATTTGAGTGAGCCGTTCATTCTCGCCCGATACAACGGGAATAAAGTATGTAACCGCCTCAGATGAAAAAGATGAAATCAACTTGAACAGATAGCCGTGATTCGCATAAGTTGTCAATTCCAAGAGTGGAAGAGCGAAGGCGGATGATATGTTTTTCTGCGTGTAAATCATAACATATAATGTAGGGAAATGAAAAAGGGGTACTAAATGCACCCCTTCATCGAAACGAATCTGAACAGATTACAAAGACTCGTATAAAACGGGATCAATTTCGTACGCCTTCGTTAACGACTCAGCACGGAAAGTAATCTCGTAATTTGAACCATCAGCCTTGGCAGTTCCTGAGCCACCCGTGTCAGTTGCTAACTGTGAGTAAGGGAAGTCCCAGCAAGAACCATCAGCACACTTAACCATCACAGACAAGTCACGTTGACCCTCCGCGGCAATTTGGATGCTCTTTGATTTTGAAGCCTCACGTTTGAATAGTTTAAGCATCACAGTTTGCAACCAAAATGTCGAACCGTTCTCCATGTTAATTTGCGCCTCCTCCGTGTAGTTACCTACGTTTCTGCGGAATTCAAACTTCACATAGTCATCAGATACTACACGCTCAGTTACAGTGTGTGTTGCTGCATCTCTATCCTCAGAAGTGATAGCAGACATATCGTTGATTTTTACCTCAACTATTCCTCCAACGTTGTTATCACATCCGTTGAGAATTTGTATTAATGATGTACAAGACATAATTTAAAGTATTAAAAAAGGGAGGGAGAATTTAACCGCCCTCCCCTCTTGGTAAATTAATCAGTTAATTAAGGAGCATTCCAATAGTAAACGATTTCGTTTCCGTTAACGTGTTGGTAACCCTCTTTTTGGTTAGCACGTGTACGAATGTAAGGCTCAGCAACTGTATCAGACAAGTTAACTGCTTTCAATTGCTCACCATCTTTTTCACCATCGAATGCGTAGATAAGGTTGTCCTTAACAGTCAATACCTGACGAGCTGCAGGTAATCCCGCATCCTCAACAATCTTGATGCCCAAGAATGTCAAACCAAGTTGTGCAGTTACGTTGTTAACGGTGTTTTGTGATGCCGTAGCCAAACGGTAAGCCGCAGCGATGTCAGGAGATACGAACCAACGCAAATCAGCAACCTTAACACGTACACGTGCAGGTAGAGCGTTGTATACCTTAGTCATCTCCGCAATTACGTTCGATGCAGTAATTGTGATAACACCTGAATCGATGTCGATAACAGTTGAATCAGCAGCCAACTTTTTCAAGTGACCATCAACTAATTGCAAGTTTGCATCAGAAGATGAAGTGTCACCTTGCCAACGGCGGATAGCACGTTCTTCACGAGCCTTGTTAGCCAACTCTGACCAATAGTAGTTCATGAACGATTGAACTGAAAAGTCACCGTTAGAACCTTTAGCCATTTGCAATGCCAAGAATGATTGCTCAACATCGAACTGACAGATCTGCGCCATGATTGAAGTAGGTGTTACATCGATGTCGATTGCATCCAAGTCCTCAGTTGGTGCGGTAAAGCCACAAGTTGAAGCCTTAGTCACTTGTCCGAAAGTAACGTTAGCCAATTTAGTCGCTGCTTTGATTCCCGGTAACACACGGAAATTGTCAACAACTTGCTCATCGATATATGAGCGGGAGTAGAACTCCTGAGGATTAGGACAAAGTAATGCGTTTGTCTCAATCGTTAATGAGAATCTTAAGTCTCTTTGCATGATTATTTAGTTTTAAATGATGCTGAAAATTTGGCAAGTCTTTCGTGTACTGACAATTGGACTGGCGCTTGCTCTTCTTCCTCATCCATTGCCTCTTCTTGTTTTGCTTCTTCGATTGCGGCTTTCAATTCTGCCAACATATTCAAGACTTCACCCATACGCTCTTCAATCATTGAGGCTACTTTTTCCTCCGTGATTGTTTCAGCGGGTGCATCTTCCGTTGCAGTTTCCTCAGCCATTTCAGTTTCCTTTTCTTCAACAACTTCCTCAGTAGTCTCAGTAGTGTCGGAAGCCATTTCTGTTTCCTCTTCCTTTACTTCCTCTTCTACGATTTCGGTTGTCTCAGAAAGTTCAACAGTAACCTCAGTCAATACACCATTTGAAAAGATGTATTGTTTCCCCTCGGTTAATTGTGTTCCCTCTGGTAAACTCATTGTATTTGTATTTAATTGTTTGCTTAATTTAAGACCGAACGAACCACCAATGGAGTACCCTATCTGCCCATTCTCAACCAACTCATCGTAATATTTACGGTCTGTTATCTGAGTAGTCAGCATCAGTGTTCCTTTTGGCACATCAATACCGTATGTGGTTTTCGCTTTGTCCGTTTCTGGATTATCCACTATCCACGCTTCCAAAATATACGCGGGTACTTTCTGTGATTTGTCATGCTCAAAATTGAAAAGGCTTTCACCCTTTGCTACTAACTGCATGATTTCTGTGTGAATCAACTCAATCTGTTCGGCTGTAAATTCAACATTGAACTCCTCACCATCTTGATTGCGGTAGATTTCCATAGGAATCATTGCGGGTGCAACTATACGCATCTTTGGTTCGTCTTTAAAAACCAACTTTTTCTGTGCGTTGAATGCCATACCTTTGACAATGATAGCGGGATCGGAAGTAAACGCGATTTCATCAAGTCCCGTGAACTCTTCGCCCGTTTCCAAATCCTTTTTCAGTATCTTATAAGTTACCAAATCATCCATAACGTACAATGTAAGCCACTGAAAAAGTGGATATTTTTGCTTATATTCGCACAAACGAATTAGATATGATTACAATAAATGAAAAAGAGTACCCTACAACGATTCATGACATGACGTTGCAACAGTGGGTAGATGTGAGTGATGCCGTGCGCATTTTTGAAAAAGAGCCTTTGCTACAATTTGAAGCGGTTTTAAAAGCCATCGGTGTTCCAGACAAAGAGATTGACAATGTACCGTTATCATTTAGCACGGAGTTATTCGATGCAATGGATTCAAGTGGTGAGAATTTAGAGCTTGTCGAAGAGGTGAACGGTTACAGAATTGATTTGTCACGTGTGTTCACAGTTAAAATGGGTAAAATGATTGACAAACTGCATGACATCGGCAACCCTACACTCGCACTGATTGCTTTCTTTTACCAAGATGAAAAGTTAACGGATGCAGAACATTTTGACAAAGCGCATATTAAACACAAGATTTCCAAATTGAAAGATTTACCCGCTGCTAACTTTGTGGTTGCCGTTGCTAAAATTATGGAATACTTAACCAATAGTGCGAACGTTCTAATGAAAGAGGTGAAAGATGAAAGTCAACGATCTGATTCAGATAAATAAAATCAAGAAAGCAGATTTTGAAAGCGAGTTTGACAGAAATGTTGAACTCGTTTCTGTTTACTTAGATGTTGACACGGATGAAGTCGAAAACATGACCGTATCTGAGTTGAACAAACATCTGCTTGACCTTAATAAGATTCTGAACAAGAACTACAAGCCAAAAGACGTTGTACCCAATAGTGTGTTAACGCTTGGCAACTTCATCGACTTAGAAAGGTACTTGCAAAACCCTGACAACTTTGGAAAGGTGTGCGCAATATTGCACCGTAAAAAAAGACAAAACGAATGGGGTCATTGGGAATATGAGCCAGTGAACTTCGACATTGATAAGCGGGCAAAGCATTATGAAGATGCTGACATTGACGATGTAGTTGGTGGGGTAAATGAGTACCTCAAATTCCGTGAGTCAATACATTCGACCTATAAGACTATATTCTCTATTGACGAACCCGAACCGGTTGAAACGGATGGGTTAAGTGAGTCTGAAATACGTGACTTAGAAAAGGAAATCGAAAAAGAAAAACAAGTTGCGCAATACACTTGGGAGATTTTCGTATATTGGCTCGCTGATAACAAGCTAACAGACGTTGAACAAGTGCTAAACTTCCCCGTGATATACGCTCTTAACTTGGCATCAATGAAAAAACTTATAAATGAATAGGGAGATATGAACTCCCTTTTTTCTATCTCAATGAGTAAGGCGCGGTTGGTAGTCCATATGGGTCATCAATCCAATTAAAGAACAGATTAACTTTCGGGTTATTCAGAATTTTAGCGTAATCCAAGAACGGGTACTGTTTAAGTTGCCATTGCATGAACTCTTTGACGATTTCTGCGATGACTTCTTTGGTGTCTGAACGTCTGAGCCATTTATCCGTAATGTTAAATGCGGGTATATTAACCGTGCCATCGTCAAGGAAAAAGTAATAATAGACAGCATTAACAGTTATGTCTATTTTGTTTAACTCGGCAGAACTAACTGCAGAAATACGAATTGAATTTTCAAGTGTACCTTCTTGAAACAAACCCATATCCATGATTTGCCGTTGAAGCGTTTTCGCTAACTTATTCCGTGTCGCATATTTTACTTTGAATGTCGCCATCAGTAGCCAAAGTTAGTGTAATTAATGCAAATCTGCGGTAGTTCAAATGTGACAATTGAAGAACAACCACCAACGTAATCCAAATCGAAGTTGTTTAGCGGTTCTGCCGATACCAAGCCGATAACGTCAATGACTGGGTGATTAGCTTGGAAGTGCATAAATATGTCATTCATTAATAGTTGCATCTCACTAACCACATCGACAATGTTTGAACGGTCATCTGAGATACGATCTAAACAATACACCGTAAAGTTGTGTGTAATTACATTGGTGTAACTTTCGGATGTATTAAACGCAAAGAAAATAAGCGGATAGGCTTCGTTAATCGTTGCCAAATTAGGCATCTGCTCCGTGAACTCAAAGAATACTTTAGGATTTGCGGGATGCGACGAGAGCCACGTTTCAAGTTCTGTTTTTAGATATTTAATCGATGTCATAATTTCGCTGAATTTTCGTATTTGCTAACTTGGTTTTGTGTGCTTGTCACCTCGCTCTCACTTACAACCGCTTTCACTGTAATCATAGATAGGTCATTCTGTGAGTTAAGGCTGTTTGCATTGTTTCCGCTGCCTTGGAAGTTAAATGTCGGTTGCATTGCCGTTGGTGTAGCCGTTGCACTTGATGCTGTCGATGTTGGTGCAGCGTTACCGCCACCTTCGAATTGTGTTGCTTTAATCTTTGCGATGTTAGCCAAACCACTTGCGACAACAATAGCTGCCATAATACCACCAAGTATAGGGTTTCCACCCGCTGACGCATAAGCAGCCGTTGCACCTTTGTATGTGTCGATAGTAGCGGTTGCAATATTCATTGCCTTATTGATTTGAAACGCTTTCTTTTGGCGTGCTTTATCTTTACCCGCCCATGCTTCAGCAAGGTCACCAATCGCAGACAAACCACCCTTAACAGCGTTCAGTCTATCTTCATTTAATTTTTTTTGCGCAGCCTTGTCTTTTTCTGCTTGGTCTGTTTTAATCTTGTCAATCTCATCGTTCATCTGCTTTTCAATAGCAGTGGTATCCAATCCGTACTTTTTCGCCTCTTCAATTAGTGTGAAATACTTGTCACGAACAGCGTTGATTTCCCTATCCTTTGCGCTTAATGTTGCATTTTCTTGTGCGTTTTCAATAGCCTCAATCTGTTGCATTAAGTCCGCTTTCTCATCACTTTCTACCTTTGCAAGTTCAATCTGTTGTTGACGTTTACGCTCCAATTCTTCTTGGTGCTTTTTATCATCGATTGCTTTGAGTTCTGCTTGTTGCTCTTGGTTTAAGAGGTTGATTATTTTCGTTCGCTCATCTTTTAAGTACTTCTCATTTTTCTTAACATCTTCAATTTGACGTGCGTATTTCTGTTCTATTGCAGCACGTTCTTTCGCCTCGCCCTCAGGCATTGCTTGTAAAATCAAATCCTGAATCTCACGCTCAACTGCTATCCTATCTTCTTTATACTTCTTGTAAGCATCGGCACGTTTCTTCGCTTCATCTTGTGCGTTCTTTATTGATGTATCAGATGCTTTCTTTTCATCGTCTTGACGTTGCTTTGCATCTTGCTTACGAATGTAAGCAGCATCGTCCTTTGACTGTTGGATGATTTTCTTTTGCTCTTCGTACTGCTTGGTCAATTCCTTGATTTCCTCGGCATCGATATTACCAGATGTAATCTTTTCTTTCAACCTCGCTGCAAGTGCCTTAATACGCTCTAATGCAGTCTGTCTAATTAACCATTGCTTTTTAAGTTCAAGTTCAGTTGTGTTCTTGTTATCCAACTTGTCCATTCTGATCTGTTGGTCGATAACACGTGTTCGTTCCTCGCTGAATTTAACCCAAGCATCTGCACGCTTTTCAGCCGCCTCCGCTGCTTTCTGAGCCGCTTCTTGTTCTGCGAAATTGGATATTTCCAACCAATCTAAGAACTCCTTTATCTTGTCGATTACCCAATTGATTGCATCACCAATTACTTCAAACACTGCACCGATTGCCTTTAATGCGGGTTTCAAAATACCGAGTTTATTTAGCAACGCACCAACAGCCGCAATGATTGCGACAATAGCAACGGCAATGAGGAAAATCGGATTCATCAGCAAAGATGCACCCATTGAAAGGAACGCTTTTCCTAAGTTTCCAACTACCGAAATAAGACCCTTTATCTGTGTACCAAATTCAGCGGGGTTGATTGCTCGGATACGGTTTGCAAATAACGAAGCACTTTCTCCCGCACCCTCAAAATCTAAGGACGCAATTTGTGAACGCATTAAGCCGAGCGCATTACCCGCTTGTTCAAACTTTGAACCACTTGCAAAGACGTTCGCTTTCTCATTTGCATCCTTTAATTGGTCGGATAGTTGACCGATATTCTCGGATAGACGTGCTACTTCTGTGGGGTCAGTCGCATTAATCAACTCACCTCTTAATTGTTTTATCTGTTGACGTACCTCACGAACACCGCCAAGGGTTATTGGTACTTCTATTCCTCCCGCTACTGCCATACTTTATAATGTTACTTATCCCAAAATGTTAACGTCATTACCCATGGTATGTCAGTTGGTAGCACATCGTTTGACAACGTACCGCTTGAATAGGTGTATAGATACAAGTCATTGCCTTGAATAGAAAAACGTGCAGTGTTTCCATCTAGTAAGTTACCATTGTGTAACGCTTCCAAAGTGGTTGAGCCTAATAACTCAGTGTCGCTGTTCTCATCCATTAAATACATTTCATCTTCGGTATAAATCCATTCGAGATCCTCGGTTATAAAGTAGGTATCGATTGACGTTGTGACGAAATTGGTGAACTTGTATGTTCCCGTTGATACATATTCGGGCAGTAAAACTATATCGTAATCATTGCGCAATATCTGTGAGATGCTTGGCGCATTCGTTGACGTTTGAGTGATTAATGCTTTGTAAACGCGGTCAGTTGATTGAACCACCCCGTTGATTGAATCGACCTTAATATTTCCCGCTACAATTTCGCCACCTTTGACAACTAATCCTGTCTGCCCGGTAACATCTCCACCCTCTTCGATTACGTTGTTAACCTCATAGAATCGTCTTGTAATATTCCCTCTAATAGGTAGTGAATCTAAAAACACAGATGGTCTTGTTGGTCTAATTTTGAACTGTGGCAATTTTATCCCCTCATCAATCGAAATCAATTCGACCTTTGTGAGCGTTGACTTATTAGCGTTGTAATCAATTACACGGTTGATATTCCACCATGCACCCTCGCAGTAGATTTTGTCATTGAGTTTCAAAGACTGAATATCTGCCTCATTCAAATCGAAGTAAGCCGTTAGCATCTTACCGCTATTCAACTGCGCCATTGTTCTTCGCCAATACAGATTGTAAAGGTTGTTACCCGTTACAACACCGATTGAATAAAGGTAATAATCACAAACCCCAAAGTTAATATCGAACGATGGGTTTGAGGGGTTTTCAAAGTGCGATGCCTGAGCGTAAGTGGATGACGTTACAGTGTTGCCCGTGTAATTTTGAACGATTATCGGAGTTGTCAAAGATTGCGCACCGTTGTCTATCAATACACGGATATTGGTCTTTGGCGAACTACCCAAAAGCATTGGCACAGTAGCACCGTATGAAGTAACCGCACTTGGTGTAGGTGAAAACACAATTTCGTTACGGTCAATGTCACGAACGTATTCATTGTCAAGTGTATATTCAACCTGTCCGAATGTTTCATTGGTGAATGACTTGTAAGCCTTGTTTACTTCATCGGAATCATCCTTATAGGATAGTTGTATTTTCTTTTTAGTGATGTCTGGTAGGAACGTGATTTGTTTCTCGCGGTCATTTGCCAATTTCCTACTCCAATCCTTTTCTTTTCCACTGTCATAGTATTCGTCACGGTGTAGGAAAATAATATTGTCAGGTTGCAATTCATCAGGAACGGCAACCAAGTTGTACATGGTTAAGAATGCCTTGACAAAATCAGACTGTTTAATCTGCCGAGGGATAAAACTATTCATGTCAACCGTGCCAAACAACCCGATATTGTTATCCGATGGGGTAACGGTAACGCTTGATGTAAGGGAGAAATTGTACCCTACATTTACAGTTGCATTCGTTGCGTTATTGCGCCATTCGCCATTCATGAATTGGTTTAATATTCGTATCCTAAATGTAATAATGTCACCTTGTGAAAGTCCCGTGATTGGGATATTGATAGTGGTTGAATCGTTTATAATCGTTTGTGTACCTGAATTTAAAAGTCCGTTGTAAACGTGTTGAATAAGTGGAGCAGCACCAACTTGTAAACCGTTTCGATAAACAAAGAATCCAACCGTGTACTGAGCCGAACCTGCAAAGTATTGACCTGTTGTACCGAGTACTTTTATTCGTGCTTGTTGTGCGATTGGGTTAGTTAATTGAAACAACCGTGAAACGCTCACGCTCACATTAATACTCTCACCTGTTGACACATAGAATGGTGAAGTGTATTGTCCCGTAGTTGGGTTGAATATTGAAGCATTGTCAACCGTTTCCGTTACGTTGGTTAACTGCTGCGTATTATTGATATTGATAACCCCGCCCGTATGCGTACCTGATAACGTGTTTGTTTTGTTGAATGCAACTTTATACGCATCCACGTTTATCTTTGTGCCATCTCCATTGTAAGGAATTACCAACTTGTCAAAACGTGCCTCTTGTAATCCCGCCCATGTGTAACTTTTCCCCGCCTTTGCGAAGATTCTATCAAGGTAAGTCTTTGCGTATATCCACGGCTTAAACTCCTTTACGGGAATTGTGTTTGTCGGTGTGTAGCATGGGAAGTACTTATACCCATCCGTGACATCATTCGTGAATGAGTTAACGATATTTGCCGCACTTAGTGTATGGTTAAGGTCGGTTAAGTCAACCTCGCTCAAATATCGGTTATTGGTCGTTGTAAACAAGTCCGCTGCCGTATCTTTGACTGCTACCGTGAAAGTCACCTTTTCATGATTGACTGTTGAGGGTTCTTGCTTGTTCACTGACAATAACTGCAAGTACGCACGTTCAACAACTGTGATGCCGTTCTGAATAACGCTACACTCAGTTCGTGTGTTAATGTTGAATGTCGCATCCTCAATGTTCACCTCGTACAAATGACCAAGCAACTCAAGGTTATTGCGTGAGCCTGTAAGTTCAATCGACTTACTGAATGCGCCACTCTTTGCGCTTATATCCCGAATGTCTTGAACGCTAAAGTTTAAAGGGATATTCGTTCCCTCAACAGGCTCTAAGTAACCGCCCTCAATTTGAATCTTAACCATTTACTGCCTCGTTATTTGAGTATCTCGCACTCAGTGTATACATGAATAGTTTGGAGTTCTGTGTGCGCTTAAATTCAGCATTTGTAACGTCAAGCACAACAGGGAAAAATGAACCCGCATCGAATAGCACTTTGTGTGGAGATTCAATCATTTGAAAGAACAGTTCTTGCATTGGCTTGTCAAGAAACTGCGTGTTCAATTCAATCGACCTTTCAAGGTTGCTGTTCACTTGAGTGATTGCGCCCTCACTTGCTTTTGGTATCCACTTAGTTCCCGTAACAATTCCAGCCAAATCACGTGTGTACGTTTCACGGTTTACATTGGTTCTTAACGTGCTTTTCAACGTCACGGGAATCGAAAGGATTGAACCGTATTTATCGACAAACAAAATCGACTTTTCCTCAATTGCGCATTGCTGACTCAAATTGATTCGGTACGTTTTAGATTTTTGCCCACTATTGAACCAATACACATCGTAATACTTTGTTGTGGGTTTGATAAGTGGTAATGTTCCAGAAACGACTGTTAGTGTAGGTAGGTTGAATGTACCCACGTTAACCGTTGTAACTTCGTCTGTTGTGACCAATTGCAGACTGAATGTTTCACCCTCGTCATTCTGAAATCGAACCTCACCCGTTCCGCTTGATTGAGTGCGAATATTTAAAAGCAAAGGTGAGTTTTTGGAAATAGTTATCTCACTCATCGGTGTTAGCAACTGCCTTGTATCATTTGCCAACGTAAACCAATTACCATCGTATGCGATTTCCTGAGCCGTATTGAATACACCGTTAAATGCTATTTGGTCTGAGTAAGTCAGTATGTTAGTTGTGACCGTTCTGCGATTGTCTGCATATTGAACAGTACCATCGATTGAGTTGTTCGTAACACTTGACCAAGGCACATTCACGTGAAAGTGTGTAGATGTTGCACTTGTTACCGTTTGATAACCCTCCAATTGTGGATTGGCTACACCGCCATCCGCTTGGGTGATGAATACCTGATCTCCCGCTACATACGAATTGCTGACATTGATACGCACAAACCCCGCATTGTTCTGTAAATTGGAAGTGTATGCAATTGAATCAATGTAACTCTCACCAATCTTTACGTCAAACTTGTAAAACGAATTATTCGCATTGAAAAACGATGTGGCATTTGCATTCTCAATCTCACTCGCAAGTTTGGATTGAATCAGTTTTGAAATATCTGCATATCCGTAACCATCCCCGAAACGTGGTTTTGGTTGGTATCTTGCCAATAGATTGGAAGTACCCGCCTCGTATACATCGAAAATGTAGTTGAATGCTTGTTTATTCTTGTTGGTACTATCCACAATGTAAGGCATCTTATTAAATGCGGGATAGAACGTGTTTGGCTTTGCTATTAATGTCTGACTCATGACTTATAATGTTGTTAAAATGATTCGTATGCCGAGCCACCGTAGAAAGCTGACTTGATTTCCATAGCCGCATATCTCGCAGCATCCATTGCATCATCGTTCTTTTTGTCGATTTGCTCCGATATAATGCCGTTCATGACCTTGCGCTTGTATAGTCTGTTTTCACGTTGGATATTGATTGAATCTGCGTGTACATAGACTTTCATTTGATTGAGGAAGTTGATTCCCGCATCCACGCTCTTATCCGCTTTCAAAACGTAAAACCCTGCGTTATCCAAATCCTCAATCATTTCGGGACGTGCGTAGTCGCACATGATTTCGACCTCACGTGAAACCTCTTTTTTGCGCATTTCCTCAATGAGTGCGTTAGATGTCAACCCCGATTTGTAGATGACTTCCTCTATGAACAGTTCATCCTCCCAAAACCAAACTTTCACAAGTGCGGTAGGGTGCTGAAAACCGAAGTCTAACCCATAGACAAAGCGTGTGAATCGTTCAGGTCTTTCGCTTAGTATCTCCCACCGTGGATAAACCGCCTCTTGAAGCATACCAACCTCGCCAAGTCCGTATACTTGCCACCAATTCCACCAATATCCTTTCGTTCCGTTACGCTCTTCTGCCTCGGCTTTTGCTTTACGTTGCATGAGGTTATTTAAAACGGCATCGGGAATACCCTCATTGTCCAAGTATGTCAATTTTAAAAACTCAGAATCGGGTTGGGTAAGTATTTCCGTGTGCGCCCAAAATTCCATATCTGCGTTGAAGTCCATCCACACTTCATTAGAACGAATAATAAGCGCATCCGCTATACCGTAGTCGATATGATTCGCCTCATTCAGAAAAAGAATGTCACGCTTTCCCGCTGCTTTGGCTTTACCTACGGAATCGAACGATTTGAATTGCATTGTTGACCCGTTGAGAGCCTTGTATACCATATCCGTTCCATTCCACTGCGCATCGTTCCACCGCCCTTCGTCCATCATGAAGTTTTTGAAGATGTCAATACACCCATCTTTCAAAGCGGGTAACGTTTCAGCCACGACCGTGATTTTGGTGCGTGGCTTACTCAGTGCTTTATCGTATAAAATCGGAATAATGCCGTATGTCTTACCTGACGATGTACTACCCTGAATGACCTTTTTGTTTCCAGTCATTCGGAGCATCTTTTTAACGGCTGTTGTTAATTGGAATGGCATTAATCATCCAATTTAAAAATTCGAGGTTCTTGTTGGATAGTGTGTTCTTGTCTGTCTGTGTATCCATCAAAACGGGAAATTAACCCCTCTTTGAACTGACCAACTGCAGCACCATCGAAACGGTCTTGTTTCGCCTCTTTTCTCATGTGTGTGACTATTCCCCCGAAATCATCATACAACCCATCCTTATTTTCGATGTAATTGTCCATCGTTCCCACTCCCCAACCTTTCTGATTGACAGTCCAAATGATGAACGCATCAAGTGTAAGAGGGGGGTAATGCACCATGTAGATTACCTCCCCCGTTTTTTGGTTAAGAGTTGGAACGCTTCTTCCTTGGTTTTTTCGCCACTGTTTGTGTTCCTCCCACATCTGGAGTAGTTCCTCCGCTGTTTTCAGTTTCCTCGTTGGATGTATTGGTTTTATCTTCCCCATTTTCAAAAATTTCTGTGAATCCCATTTGAAATAATCGCCCGTATTGCGCGGGTTTGATGTTGTCGATTTTAAGTGTTAGCCGTGTCCATCCCAAATCTTTGGTGATAGTCTTTCCCGCTAACTCGGCTTTGATTTTTAGATTTTGCATCTTATTCTGCGTTTTAATTGTTGCAACTTTTTACGGCAATAGGTCTTGTCTATTCCGTACAATTCAGCAAGTTCGTAATCCTTTTTGCCTTGCTTTTTAAACTCCATCCACTTTTCAAAGAATTTCCGATCTATAAAATTCCATTCTTTGACCTCCCTTTCTATAATGTAATGAAAGTCGATATGTTCCTTTGGCTCGTCAATTGCTTGGTGTAGTGATTCAAAATCGATAGCAGTAATATTCTCTTTGTGTGTGGCAGTTTGGGTGTAGAGTAATTCACATTTGATGTAATGCAAAAGAATTGCTTTCGCTTCGTCTTCAGTTTTCGGAGTGTGTTTCTGAGCGTGGATGTATGCGTTGGATATTGCGGTCAAAACATTGCGACCCTTGTTGCTCACATCGTTAATGAAATGAGCGTACTTTTCCAACTCGGAATACTTCGATTCAATTACTATGTTATAGAGTTGTACCATTCCATGAATTGATTGAAGAATATTTTGCGCTCGGATGAACAACACGATTTTTGCTCGATGACTTCGCCCGTGTAACGTTGGTAAATGTCGACCAATCTACGGTTGACAGTTGAGCCGTACTTGACAAGGTCACGGAGGTTTTGAACCCCCTCTACATACGTGATGTCATCTTGACTAAGAGTAGTGTGCATATTGCTGATGTAATTGCGAGGTAAATGTTTCCTGTCATTGCGAGTGCCAACCAAAACCCAACGCATTTCGGGCATTGGATGTGGTCGATAACAAGCTGAACAATCACAAAATCACTTTGAATTTTCATAGAAACCCAAGTGATTGGTGAAAAAGAACACCAAAGCCATGCGATAAGTATTGCGTGTATCGTTGTAATCATGTCGCTAATATACAACTTTTTGTAAAAACAAAACCCCACTTTTGAAGTGAGGCTTTTCTCAATCTAAAAACTTGCATTCGATTTTTCCGCTAACAAAGCGCAAGCGGAATTAAAACGACCGCCTGCACGACTGTTATAGCCAATTACGTACACATTCGAGGTGGCTATAACAGCAAATAGGCTCAATTTTTAGGCTAATATTTCAGCCTTAATACCATCTTTTGCCAATAGTTCAATAAGTTTTTCAGCTTTTCTTTTTTGCCATCTTCCATAAAATGTCCTAAAAGTAAATCCCCATTTTTTATCTTCTATTTTTACAAGTGTTTGCATAATTCTAATTTTTCATTATCTACTCGCCTAAAAACTAAGCCTATTTGCAATACGTTAGCTCACATACCCACTCATCAACTCATCAAAGTAATTCCGCGCGAGTGTAACGTGTTCTTTTACCTTTTCGATGTCGGATTCGGTAAGGTCAACTCGGAATGTCTTAACTCGCGCCCAATCGGGTAAATGGTCGAAGTTGTGCATCTCACGTACTTGTTCAATGAATGATTCATCGGGTTGCCCTTCGTTACCGCTTTCCTTCCAAAGTTTCCACGCTTCATTAACAATCAGCTGTTCAGGTGTGTTTTCAAGCGAAAAACATACATACCAATGATCAAACCCCGCCATCATTGCGTATCTTTTTGATTGCCATTCGTAGCGGTTGAATGAAGATTTCGCTGCCTCTTTCAAATCCTTTGCGAATAGCGGAAACGTGTCATCTGAAAAACTGCATTTCGAATCGAATCCAAAACGTGCGTTTGTGTAGATTGCATCGGGATGACCGTATCCGTATTGGTCATTCAATTCAATGCCTAACTTGTTAGCGTTCAAAGGTGCATTCCAACCGTTCACCTTTGCGATACGCGCCAAAGCCATATTCTCAAGCTGCTTCCCTTTTTCAACGTACTTATTCGATAGGTGCATTTTTGAAGTGCCACGAACCTCGCTATTAAAATACTGCTTTACAAGAGTTTTTGCCGTGTCAGATAGTTCGGGTAGTGCATCACGTTTTTCGATTAGCCTATCTCGCTCCTTTGCTTGGTTTTCGGTCAGTTTAATTTTGGTCATGTAATCGCGAAGCATTATCTCTTGCTTTTCCGTTAGGCTGTTCTTTGTCAACGAACCCATCAAATCTCCAAAGTTGTAGGTGCGAAACATTACGTCCGCACCTTTGATATCTGTGTTGTGTGTCATCTTATCCAAATTTAATTAGTTGCTCATCCGTTACCGTGTACGTAGTTTGAATCTGTGTAAGCGTTGCGCCTTGTTCGATTAATGCAGCTACTTGTTCATCCGTAATTGTTGGCAACTGTTCTGCATTCGGCTCACTTGCATCGATGTATTCAACGTCCAATGTTTCGGCATCTTTAATCACCGCTTGATCTGCAATTGTTGCCGTCTGCATCTCGATTGATAGAATACCCCACTTTGAAAGTGTGTTTTTAAGCACTGTCTTTTTTGCCATTGCATCGAAGTCACTTTTCCAAACACCGCCTCCGTAAGTTTTACTGAATCGTTTAGCGTGTTTTTCAACATCAGCAACTGACCAATACGAAGTCTTTTCAAAGCCGTTCAATAGTTTGAAATATGCAACGTAGCCAACGATTTTACAACTCGGTTCTTGTGTGAAGTCTGCATCCAATTCCTCAGTCAATCGGTTGAACGACTTGAATTGATTTTCGTATACTTCCACGACGTTAATAGCCTTGTACTGTCCTGTGCGATTTGCAAGTTGTACCAACCCTTTCCACCCAATTTGAAACTGCGCCTGTCCTCCGTATGGTACTATCCACGCAAAGCCTAATGAATTGTTGATAGGCAAATCCAAAGTAGCTGCAACCGCTGCACAATTGTACACGCTTTCTGGAGTTGCTTTCTGTAATAAGTTGTTGTTGTTTACGACTTGCAGAACGGACGTAACGAAACCGTTTGCTTTTTTACCAAGCAGTTCTTCAAACTTGCTCTTAACAGCATCTTTTGCGAAGAATTGCTTAACTGTAATTTGATTTTGATTCATAGTTATTTGTTTTTTATTTCCTCAAATTTACTCATTTCCTACGTTCATGGCTCTATATTGTGATGAACGGTTAATATGTCGGATGAGTGGTTAGTCTTTGATAAGGTAATACCCATCCAATCCTCTTTTCAATGCTCTACGAATAATCTCATCGCAAAACAAATGCCGTGCGGATATTGGTAGTGTTGCATCTATTACGTTCGCTGCTTCAATTCTCATTCGTTCGGCTTGTAATTGGCATTCACCCCACAGTTTATCCTTTTCCTCACGTGTAAAAAGTTCCTTGAAATTATCTGCAAATGATGCAGCCTGAAACGGTGTACCGCTCCACTCTTTTTTGTTGTTTAGGCAGTCGATGTACAGCGCATAACTTTCCTCTTTGAATCGTTGCTTTTCTTGTTGCTCGGATTCCTTTTGCTCAAACTTTCGCTTTTCTTGTTCCGAGATTGAAAGTATTAATCCCTTTTTACGTGTCATATCTTCGATTGGTTGCATTATCTCGTCACGTGTAAGGGAAACACCTTGACGCTTTTCAATCGTGCGCTCAGAATAGCTTAAATTCAATTCTTCAAAAGTTAGGCTCGGATGACGTTGCATGATTGTTTGGATAGTTACCCGAATCAAATCGGCATCAAGGTTGTCAACGTTCAGTCCGTAATAAACGCGAATGATGTAACCGATTGCCTTTGTTAACCGTGTTAAGTCATCTTTGCAAAGTTCTTTTGTTTCATTCAGACAAGCTCCAATCAGCTTCTTCGATACCGTTCCCGCTGCTGGTAGTGCCTGTACTTTGTTCTGTATTGATTCCAAAAACTCTTGCTGTAAGGTCGTTGACTTGATCGTCAAGTGTCCTTCTTGGTTGTGTTGTAGTTCCATTGTTAAAGTTGTTTAAGGGTTTTAAATGTGGTAATGTGTTTTTAATTTTTGTTTTCCAATTTTTGATTTCTTTATCATGCCCATCCTTCCAATCGTTTTCTACCCACTGTTCATATTTTGATTGAATAGAATATTTGAGTGATTCAAATTTATCTTTAAACTCCTTGATGTTTGAAGTGTAAAACAAGAACTCTTCAATGCTTGGGATTTTTTTGCTTATTAAATTGTTATTTGTTCCTTGTTCATTGTTACTTGTTTCTTGTTTATCTATACTAACAGTGCTTTGTACTGTGCTTTGGTCTTGCTTTGGTAGTTGCTTTGTACCG